ACGATTACTAATAGCAACGTCAAGCATCGTAGCACCGGTAGAAATAAAATCTGTAAAGTCGGTAGGCGTTTCTTCACGACCATCAAGGAAGAATGCAATCTGGTCGCTGTCTTTATTTAGTTTGTTTAGTGACTCTGCGATAAGAGACGCCAACTCATCGCGGTCTGGTTCTTGAATAACCTTCTTTTCCTTTGCCATATATGTCCTCAAATGTGAAAATGCAGGATGACCTACTAATAATAGTAGGCCACCACTGCATTGTCAAGGGTATTAGTTAAAAACTTCGTCGAACTCTTCAATCATGTCCTTAACGGACGTACTCTTCTTCTCAGTAGAGGCAGACTTAGCCGCGGTAACAGAAGTCGTTTCAACCTTCGCCGGAGCTGGAGTTGCTACACCAGGCGAACTTGGGTCAAGATACCGTTCAAGAGCAACCTTCAACTCTTCGTATGTCGGTTCCTTAAAGATTGCACGGATATCTGGCTGTTCAGTAAGAAACTTCTCAATCTGTTCCGAGTTTCCAGCAGGAGTCTGATTCGGCTTCGGACGAACCATCGTCTTAGCAAAGTTCGTGTCAGACTTCTCCTGCGGAACATACTCAACTACGATGTCACGACCGTTCTTAACGTCGGTGATATCGCCGTAGTCGGGGTCAGCAATGATGGAGAGAAGTTCTGTGTAAACGGTCTTACCGAAAGACATAAATCGAACACCCTTCTCTTCCTCACCACGAACGATAACTGGAACGAACGTGCGAAGCTTCGCACGGAACGGACGAGCCTGTGCGTAATCGTCCTTTGTACCGCCAGATGCAACTTCATCGGCGAATTCCATAATCGGGTCACGATTACCATAAGATGTGGGGGAGAGGTAAGTCTTATTACCGAGATAGTGGAAGTAGAGTTCGATAAACGGGTTCTCTTTATTTTCCTTCCACGGAACAATACGAACAACGGTCTTACCTTCGGTGGGCTTCCAAAGTGCGTCAGAACGTTCACCTTGGCGATTGAACTGGTTGAGCTTAGCTTTTAGTGCGGCAATGTTTAGTGTCATACATTTACTCCTTAGTGTTTAAATGTTTAATGAGTTTAAATACCCATAGTTGTAATCTATGGGGCCCTGCTTAATTTGTCAAGTGCTGTTTAACGATTTACTAAAAATGCTTTTATTTTTATTTTTGGTGTATAGCCTTCTGGTAGTTCACTTTTTAAGCCGTGAAACTTTTCTATCTTACTTTCAAATAAGTATACCATCATTTCTAAAGTATTCAAGTTTAATACGATTTGGCTCGAAGTGAACATCTCTTCCGTATCACGAGCCATATTCAACATTGAATTCTGTTGGTAAAGCGGTTCACGCATTGCCCGAGCAATATCGTGATAATGATTAACCTGTGATATTTCCTTTTCTGCACTTATCTTACGAATTTTAGAAGATAAATACTTAATACCTTCTGTGTATCCCGCATCTGGATAGGTATGTCCGTGGTTTGTACGAACTGTAACGTTTTCCATATCCATATCTTTTATATCGTATTTATGTTTGGAAGTGTTTTCAATCACAAATCCTGCTTTCCTATTTGCGATAAACGTATGTCCCTTAATTCCCCCGTCAAAAGTTACAGCCATTTTCACAGCATCTTTTAACGTCTTTTGTCCAAGTGTAGCAGTGACTCTAGGACCATCGTTAGATTTCTTTCCAGACTTTTGTACTAATTGTTTTTCTTTTTCGTCGTGACCGACCATTAATGCAGTATTAATTAATCCGATACCAAATTCGTTGATGCCTTCAACCCATCCGGTTGTCACATCGTGAAATAAAGCAACTTCAACACCGTCAACCATTTTACGAATGACTTGTATTTCTGGCTTATATGGTCTATCACGGTTTTTGGCAAGAATAACATTATTACCGATAGTAGATGCGGCGGCTATACACTCATTAACAGTAAGATGTTCCATCTTCGTCCCGATTAGCAGTTAATAATATTAACCAGTTTTGTGTTAACCGTTTTTAGTTTACCGTATGCGGTAACTAATATCATATTCTTAAGTTCAGACCAATCTATTTTATAAGATGTGTCGAGCCGTCCACCGTTTTTTTGTTCAATTAACTTATTGATTGCATTAATTGTATAAATGGTGTTGGTGTGTTTTTTTCTATGTACTGATATCGTTGATGGCGGTGGTGTTAGATTTAAACTATCAGTTTTAGCAACGTTATATGTTAGTATAAGTTGAGTTGAATCATCTACGTTTTCTAACAAGTAGACTTTATTAAACATTAACTTATATGTACTTTTTATCGCTTCTATAGTTTCATCTAATCCCCCTACTGTTGTAAACGTACACAGTAGTTGAGTTGGTTGATCCATATTTTCTACCTATTAAGAGTAAAATACTACTCCCAATAAATATTATATTGTATCATCAAACAACGATGCTTTTTTTGTCAAGTTATCATAATTGGTACCAATTGACATTCTTAATGGATAACCACCGTCACTAAGAATCTCTTCCACTACTCCTACAATACCGCTCAGTTCCTCAGGATGACAATCTAAGAGTACTGCGTCATATGTGTACAACAATACTTTAGAAACTTTATTATCTAAGGCCTGTAGTATTTTGGATAGTTTTGGTACGGTCGATTCAAACTCCAATGATTGTACAAAGTAATTAAAGAGTTTGTTTTCGGTAGCATCTAGTTCTTGTATGGAAATCTTTCTTCCGCTGATGGGTGCAAATAAAACATTATTAGTAAGATAGGATGTGTAGATTTCCTTTGATAACGATTTAATACTGTTTAACAAAGGAATGTCCGTTTCTACTTCATTTCCATATAGAATACTAAACGTGATTTGCTTTCCTTCCTCGTACTCTGTATCCGTAATATTTTCTTTTCCAAAATATAGTTTAGCCAAATATTGATGGACGGGTTCTGTGGGCAGTTCAACATTCATATAGTTTCCAATCAACCGTAGATGATAGGATTCAAAGTCCAGTTGAACTAATTTGCCGTTTTCAAATCTACTGATGAATGCTGACCGAGATCCGTCACTCTTATTCAATGCCGAAAAGTTGACTGATCCGAATCTATTACTTGGGCGGCCAGTCATTGTATATGGAAAGTATTGAGAGTATACTTTACCATCTTTTATAAAGCGATGAGTTTTGTCCTCAAACTTATCTTTGAATACTTCGACATCAACCGCCAACCCAGATCGTTCGATAGTTCGTAAACACGATACAGCATCATCAAGGAACGTATATGTACTATCCATCGTAAAATCAGCGAGTTCCAATATCTTGTGATTGTATTTTTTAAGAATCTTTCCCCAAAGTACAATCGGTACTGTTTTATTGATGTCACTTATACGCGAGAACATTGTATGTGTCTCATTAATATATGACGTATAATAATCGTGTATATCAATATGTTCACCGTTTTTATATACAGCAACATCTGCGTTCAATTCATTGTTTGTTTCAATAACGGGAAATGTATGTGCGTCTTTATGAGTAACCGAGTAGATGTATGTGTCTCCACTTAAAAACGTTACTGCACAACACAAAACATCATTTACAACTGGATGGGCATAATAATCACGAAGGATGCGAGTTTGAAAATATTTCTCCGCATCCATTCGTGATTTCAAGTTGTTATATTCTTCGTAACCATTAATAATCATATTATTGTTTATTCGTAGAACTCAGCGTACCAGTATTCGGTATAGTCCTTAATATAGTTCCGCAACCCATCCATTGTCAAGTCCGCTTTAATCACAGCGTTTCTGTTTAAGTCAGCGGTTCCAAATATAACTACGTTGCCTGGTCTAGTTATAGTTTCTTTCTTTCCAACTATTCTCCATTTAATCATTACCGTGACGAATCGTGGATTTTTCTTTAAAGCAGTAAATTCTGTTTTATTCACTTCTGTAATATATCCTCTGTCGTTTGCCAACTGTACAAAATATCGTTCAACAAACTTTTTGTTAACGTCTTGTAGTGTAATGATAGGCTTGGATGGTGCCGGAAGTGGTTCATAAATTTCTTTTAGTTCTTCCGCTCTACTTCCATATAATTCTTTTAAGAGTTCGTCGTTATTCATATTCTATTATTGTGGAGGATCGGTGTTCAATCCAGCTAGTTGTACTACGGCTTGTGTCCACGCTGGTCCTAAGTAGTTAAACTTTGCTCCAATCTTTGTCATCCAACCACCATTATCTATCGAATCTTCAATAGATGTAACTTGAAACGCTCCAAATGCCTTATAAAAGGCTGGAATTCTATCTATCCAGAACAACTCCCCAATACGAAACCCAGCCAAACCAGGTACGGTCAAATCTGCATTAATCGATAGTGCACCTGGAGCCGCTCCAAACGCATTAGACTTAAACCCATTACCTTCACATCTAATATTAGCGGTCATCAATTCAGGAAATGCTTCAATATATCTAAATGCATTTTCCATACCAGGGAACTCTCTATTTGCCGATTCACCTGACGCTGGTAAAGCACGAGAGTTTGCATTTGTACCATCGACTTGTGTACCTCGACCAGTAACTGCAGCTGGTGCTGTAGAATTTGTATCTGCACACGTTGATGTTTCTGGTTTTTTTATCGGTGCAGTCAAGTCTGGTCCGTTTTCAAGAACGCCTTCTGCTTGAGAAATACTTGTGATTGCAAACATTTCCCGTAACGCTTCATTTGCATCAGAAATTGCTGCATCAGAACATCTATGATTAGGCTCTTCTGGTTCAATTCCAGCCGATTGTAAATCTTTCTTTTGTACCAACCCCATCGTGGCAATCTGAGAAAACATAACCTTCGGTAATGCCAAATCAACAGTACAGTCTGTGACATCCGAACCAACTAGTTTCCCATCTGACGTTTTTCTCACATATTTGTTAAATACGTGGATATTATCTAAGAAATTGTTTGCAGCATCTTTAGAGTTTTCTTTATAATTAGAATCTACAACAGTCCATGTGGAAGTAGAATTACCTATAGTATCTCCTTCACAAAGATACTTAGTTGGTTCCGCTGAGTCAAGTGATAAATTCCAATACCCTACTGTCGCTCTATTCATTCTATCCAACAAATTACTTATTCCACGAAGTACTGTTTCCGCCGATGCCATAGATGCAACAACAGCTTTATGATTAATCCACACTCCCGCACTTAAACACCCCCTATCCAAATCATCATCAGACTGTGGTGTTGGATCTTTAATTGCGCTTGTAGATTTTTCAAACAAACCCGTTGCTTTAAAAGAACGTGATAGCGTTGTTTCTCTAAAATAGTCTGGAGGGTTTTTTTCTTGTCGTTGTGGATTAAACTTTGCCTTAGATTCTTTTGCAGCCATTTCACTAACAATCAACATTGTACTAGGATCCGTTGATCGTAAAAATTTATTGAACCCAACAAATGATTCATGTGGATCGTCAATATAATCCGGCCCCGGCGTTTCTATTAATGAATTTTTTCGTTCTGGGTCGTTATAATATGGATCCAATATTGCAATTTTGTCTACGATATCCTTAGCAACTTGTGCTTCACTAAATACACGTTTTACTCCAACGTCGGGGTGGTTCAACACCACGTTTACGAAAAATCTCCAAGTCATAAAATACGCATCTTCTGAATCGCCAAAAGATTTTTCACTTTCTGTTGGGTTTGGTGTGTCTCTAGTTGGTTCAGCACCCGTCGCCTTTGGTAGTTTTTTTACGTGCTTTTGCCATGCTTTAGCCTTCCCCCTCCCGACCAATACATCATCTAACAAAGTTTTTAGATTTGGGCCTGAGGTGGTCTTTGTAAAATATGAACTCACACTATTCGCTGATTGTGCGCATGGTTTTTTAGTATCTGGGTCGGCTGGCGGTGTGACTGTTCTAGTTGTGGAAAATGCCCACGAATCCTCTGACGGTCCAACAATTTTCATCGTACAATCAAATGACCCATCGGAATTTGCTTTGGTAGAAAAATTACCTACACGGCCAAACATCCACATATATTGTCCTTCTGTGGGGTATACATAGCAGTTCATTACTTCTTCAACCCCAACACTTTTTTTCCCAAGACGTTCTAGTAACTTATCACGTTTGGCCGCATCGTACCACGGAAACATCTTACCTGTTGTTTTATTTAGTGTGTTTGCGTTTAACCCCGTTTCACCAAAATCGCCTGTCGGTGAATGTACTGTTTCCGGTGCAAATTGTTGTCCCCATTCCATCACAATTCCAACACCAGGAACCAAAAATAAGCGATGCAATACTTCTAACTGTGATAACGTTGGTACCGAAAAACTAATATCTGCGGCTATTAGCAATCCTGCCTTTCCACGGGTTACCGATGCCTTTGTTATGCCTGGTGGAGGGATATATGTTTCATTAGTCGTGCTGAATAAATTAACGTTTCTATCGAATATTTGATTTAATTTGATTGCCTTATCACGATTCGTAATCATTTCTAAATCAGCATAGACGGGTTGATTTTTGTCTCCAACGTAGGTGTATCCTATCAATGGATATTTTTTTCCAGAATCACCGGCAGTTGAGGAAAAGATATCTTGATACTTCATATCTTCGCTGGTAGCATGTATGCCTAATGTAAATCCTTTACCACCTTTAAGCAAGGTGTGTTGAATAGTCGATGTTACTTTTACAAATGGAGTAGCTAGCTGTACCGTGTTATCTAACAAAGAACGTTCGTATAGAGCTTGTCTAACGGTTTTGTCCATCACTTTATAACTTATCGACGAAACTTTATGCGGATTCACTATTGGCATATCACACAACCTCTGGTATTATTATTTGTGTACCTGGTTCAATAAATATTGATCCATTGACCCCACCGTTCGCTCTAGCGATAACGTACCAATATATAGGACTTCCTAAATACTTGTATGCAAGTGTATCCCATCTATCACCCATACGAGCAATATGCACAAACTCTGTATCTCTTGGGGGAGTGTAAGCTTGGGGTATAGATGTTGTGTAATATCGTTTT